AGCACCTGTTAATTCCTCAATTAATTTTGACTTTTCATCTTTACCTTCAGTTGCTAAAGATTGATAATCCATTGTTAATTCTGAATCAGGTGTTTTTAAGTTACCACTATATTTTCCCCTAACTTTAGATAATGTTTCTTTACATGAAGCAACGAACCAACGTCTAACCCAAACTTGAGCCGGATGATTCAAGTCATCCCACGTCATCTTTTCGAATGGTACGTCGGATGGTAGTTTGATGATATCAGGATTATCTTTTAGACACTTTTCACGATCAGCACCTTCGGCTTCATAATACCAATACCAAACTTTACCACGCATCAATGTTGAGTTACCAAAATCAAATTTTCCACCGGGTGTATTCATTAAATGTAAAGCTTTTTTACCTTCAGGTAATGCAGTGATTTTATAGGTCATTTCACCTGCGATGATTCTTCGTTGGATATTAATTTCTTGCATTCTAAGTAACATATCAAATGCGGGTAACATAAAATATGAACCCCCATATCCCATCTGAGAATAACTTGCGGGACCACCTAGACCAACACCACCCAATGTTCCGAACGTCCAAGGGTCGAATAAGAGGTTATTTAATTCTGCGGGTGTAAACCACAACACTTCATTAATTTCTCTACCAGCGGGTATTTCATATATTTGTTGATTTGGTACTAATTGAACATAATCCTTTTTTATCTCCCACTCACCACCAGCTTGTAAACCAACGATTTTAGAATATGCGTACGTATAACGATTTTCAAAGTCCAAACTTTTGGTGATAAATGCTCGTGATAATGATTGGGTATCTAAATTTAGATTATTTAATGAAGTCCATTGTGATTCGATTAACCAGTTTTGAACTTGTTCGGAATAATCATCGATTGAAAATTCCAATAAGGTATCCAATTGTTCATCTTCCAATTCAACTGAACGGATTGGTGCACCCAATAAGTGTCTTACTTTTCTATATAATTCACTTCTATGTGGTTCTGAAATAACTCCCATATTAAATATATTTTATTATATAAATATCTTCATCGGTTGTTAATTCTCTCCATAATTTCTTGAACAACGTCAGTTTTATCAATATTATCCCCCATAACGGTATCGATAACATTCTTTTTATTGGATAAGATATCATATATTGCACCTTCAATTGTGTTGTGGAACAATGGATAATAAATGGATACACAATTCTTTTGCCCGTATCTATACGCACGATCTTCTGCTTGTCCATGATCAGAAGGTACAAATGATAAATCATTCATAATACATGCTTCGGCGGCAGTTAATGTAATACCAGCTCCCGCAGCCTTAAGATTCCCAACAAAAACAACCACCTTATCATTTTCTTGAAATTGGTCAACCGCATATTGTCTTTGAATCGTTGAACATGAACCATCAATAAAAACGGCCTTTTTACCAAAGTGTTGGTGAATTTGTTGTAACGTATTTGTAAAGTTGGTGAAAATAATCACCTTCTTTTCTTGTGCAATTATATTTTCGGCAAGTTCAATTGTATGTTTAATCTTTTCATTTGCAATCACTTGTCTAACCTTCATTAATTTTGAAAATTGAATTGTTAACGATTTGGATTCTTCTTTTTTGGTGTTATACCAATCATAATATTCACCAACCAATTCTTCATAATCTTTTGATTTCAAATCAAGGTAAACGGGTGTTATAATCTTCTCGGGTAAATCCAATACATCTTCTTTTAATCTTCTTAAAAATTGTTTTGATGTTCGTTCCCTTAATTCATCCAAATTGGATGCACCAGACGTGTTCCATATTTTCTTCCTACCAACCGAAAATTGATAACCCTCACAATAACGAATTGCGTATGCCATCCAGTTTGCTGCAACAGGACTTTCAACCAATGATAATAAATTGAAATAATTCATCGGTCTTGAGGTCATTGGTGTTCCCGTTAATAACCAAAGATATTTAACATTTTTGGCGAAACTATTAACAATCTTGGTGCGGTTAGCTTGGGGATTCTGAAGAAAATGCGCTTCATCTATAATAATTAACTCAAACCCTGCCTTGGTTATTAATGAATTTTCCTTATCATTTAAGTCGTAAAAATTCTTAAGAATATCATAATTAACAATAACAATATCATGTTCAAGGGAGAAGTGTTTACCTTCGGCAATATATATGGACTTGTCAGTATAATGTCTAAATTCTCGTTCCCAGTTCAGTTTTAATGACGATGGGCAAATAATTAAAATCTTTTTAACGCCGGTCTCTAACGCAGCGATTGATGCCGAAATCGACTTTCCCACCCCCATCGAATCCGCTAAAATAAACTTTTTTGTACCCACCAATTTCTCAATTGCAACCTTTTGATGTTCCATTGGAGGTCGATTATCGTATTTAGAATAATCGATTGTTACCTTCTCGGTGGTGTGGGTTTTTATTAATGCGGATTTTGGCATCCATAAATCGGTTATTGTATCACCAGAAAAGAATTTACCCCATATATGATAAGACTTATCCTTCTCAACCAACAACTTCTCAACCCATATTTGTTCGGGTATTGATGGTAATAACTTTTCTTCTGAAAATTTCTTGGCAAAATATGGATCGAGTTCCACCCACTTTTTGGCAACCTTGGGAGAAACATTATGAAAATTTATAATATAATCACATTGTGATCTGGTCGGGATAAAATTTTTGTTTGATTCTTTTTTTTGTTTTAATCTAACAATAAAATTATTGGCACCATCATACGTGTCTAATATAGTTAACGCCCTATTTTCAACGGCTTCAAAATTAATCCCACTATTTTCCAAAACTAAAAAAATATTTTAATTAAAAAATACGAATTATTTGATATTTATAAATGATGAATATTAACAAATTATATGGTTTATATTGTCCGATAACTGACGAATTAAAGTATATTGGAATAACTAAAAATAATCTAAAACAAAGATTATCGGAACATCTACGTAAACCAACCAATTATTTAACAAAAAAATGGTTTGCCGAGTTAAAGAAAAATGAATTAAAACCAATAATTAGACTTATCGAATCGTTCGACACTTATGAAGAATTACTTCAATCCGAAATTAACGAAATAAAAAGGTGTCGCGAATTAAACATTGGTATACTTAATCTTCATGATGGTGGTTCCCTCAACCCTATGTTAGGTAAAACACATACCGAAGAATCTAGAAAAAAAATATCATTAGCACAAAAAGGCCGTAAAATGACTGATGAACAAAAAGAAAAACATAGAGAACGAATAAAAGAGTTATGGTCTGACAAAGAGTGGTCTGAAAAATTGAGAAAAAAAATATCTGAAAATAATAAAGGAGATAAGAATCCAAATTGGAAGGGGGGACGCTTCGACTCAATATGTAAATGCGGAAATAAAAAATACTTTTATTCAATTAATTGTTTTAATTGTAGAGATATTACCGGTGAAAAAAATCCATTTTTTGGTAAAACCATCACCCCAGAAAATAAAGAAAAATTATCACAATATAGAAAATTAAATAATAATTTTATAGGTGAACAGAATCCTAATTTCAAATATAAAATAGAAAAAGATGAATTATTTGATTTATATATCATTCAAAATAAAACAATTAAAGAATTATCAGTGATATATAATTGTGCAATTAATACAATTAACAAAAATTTACGTAAATATAATATAAATAAACCAAAATCTAATATATATAATTTAGACGTGATTAAAATTAAAAATCACCTATCAAATGGTTTAAGTCAGGTGGAAATTGGTAGAATATTTAATTGTTCACACAAAACAATACATAGGTTTATAAAAAGTAAAAAAATTTATGGCGGAAAATAACAATAAAGTCCCAATTACAAGATTGAATAAATTCTTTTCAGCGGCAGATTACGATCTGGAAATTTCACTTGGAGAAGAATGGTTATCTGATCTGAACTTCACCCTAGTTTTATATAGAATTGACCGAATCAAAACCAAAAAAGATGATGTTTATGGTGAATCGTTAACCGATGGTATACACTTTTTACCACCAGTTGAATTTAAGGGGTACGTTCAAGTATTGGTACCTGAGAATAAGAATTTGGGGAATTCCAAAATTAATCAATTTGAACCTGGAAATATTAAGGTTGGTGTATATCAAAAACATTTGGATGAATTGGATATTGAAATTAGTTTTGGTGACTATATTGCTTATTACGAAACTGAGACCATTGTTAGATATTATACAGTAAACAATGATGGTAGAATTAATTCAGATAACCGTCACACATATGGTGGATTAAAACCATTTTATAGAAGTATTGTTGCATCACCAATAACAGATAATGAATTTAGAGGATTATAATGGGTTTACCAAAAAAAAATATTAAGTTAACGAAGTCTAAGATTCTTATGGATCGTAGAGAAGAATTATTGGATAAGATTAACGAAAAGGGTACTTATTTACCCAAATCAATTTTGCACGCCGATTTGGATAAGGGGTTTTTGGATTTTGTTAAAAACGACCTAAAAACAATCGTTGACGGTAAAGTAATACCGATGGTTGATATTTTAATGACAACTCAAAACTGGTCTCAATTCGTTGAAACTTGGGATATTCAAAATTTGGATAAGAATGTTGAACCCCCATTTATAACGGTGGTAAGAAATCCTGAAGTTAAATTTGGTTCAAATCCTGCAACATTATATAATATCCCCAATCGACGTTTATATCATTATGCTCAAGTTCCAACATGGGACGGTGAACGTAACGGAATGGATATCTATAAAATACCTCAACCAGTTCCGGTGGATATTACATACCAAGTTAAGATTATATGTAATAGAATGCGTGAACTAAATGAATTTAATAGAATTATATTAGAAAAGTTTGCATCACTACAAGCATATACAATCATTAAAGGTCATTATATTCCAATTGTTGGTAGTCAAACAATTAGTGACGAATCGGTTATGGAAGTTGAGAAAAGAAAAGTTTACATTCAAAGTTATGAATTTACCATGCTTGGATTCTTAATTAATGAAGATGAATTTGAGGTTAGTCCCGCAGTATCAAGGGTTTTACAAGTTGCGGAATTTCCAACAAACAATGGTTCAAAAAGAAAAGTTAAAAAAGATGATGATGAAGGTAATAGTTTTTATTTTGTTTATGATATTAATGATATTACAAAATCATTTGTTATAAATTATACAACCGATCTGACGATTATCAATGTTGAAAATGTATCATCATATGATGTGTATATTAATGATGATTATTACGGTAGTGACTTAACTTCATTGCAGATTAATACAAACGACAATCTAAGAGTCGATATTGTAAAAGTAAATTTAACGAAGGAATCAACAATTATATTTGCGAGTAAATTAATTTAATCTTCCCCGTAGATATCCTTTTTACCCGTACATTTCTCAAGTATCAATTTCTCTAAAAAATGATATATTTTTATACCACGCTTATCACAATACACCTTTAATATTTCGTGTACTTCCTTTGAAATCTTTAGATTTTTAATTTCCTTATCCGTATTTGCCATATTATCTTTTAGGGTGTTTTAATTCTCCCTAATTTATAAATAGTTTGTTCTTTGTAAAGCACTTTGGTTTTTTAGATAATATTTATATATAAAATAAATTATTAAAAAAACAAAAAAAACTAATGGCGACATCAACAAACAGCAAAGTATTTGTTTCTCCGGGTGTTTATACATCGGAAGTTGATTTGAGTTTTGTTGCTCAGAGTGTGGGAATTTCCACTTTAGGATTAGTAGGTGAGACGTTAAAAGGTCCCGCTTTTGAACCTATTTTCGTAAGAAACTTTGACGAATTCTCAACTTTTTTTGGTGGAACATCACCTGAGAAGTACATAAATACTCAAATCCCTAAATATGAAGCTTCGTATATTGCGAAATCATATTTATCACAATCAAACCAATTATTCGTAACAAGAGTGTTAGGATTATCAGGTTACGATGCGGGTCCATCTTGGTCAATTGTTATTAAGGGTAACGTAAACCCATCTACAATCGACTTTAAGTGTATTGACCATGAAATTATCGATTGTGAGGACGTTTGTGTTGAAATTGAAACTATTGATTTTGCAATACCTTTTACCGGTTATTCTAACGACATTAATACAATTCAATTTAACACATCATCAATCCCAACATTGATTGGTAACAAATTTAATGATCAATATGAAGAATTCGATGGTTCAACATCTAGTTTATCTTATCAGATGAGAAGTCAGATATTCGATATTCTAAATAAACCATCATTAGAAACTGAATCAATCTATTATTATGGTGCGATTCCTGAAGCTGCTTATGATATATTAAATACAGCGTTCACTGCGTCAACTAACGTTTATGGTGTTGATAATGTTAATGCGGGTGTTATTAATTATTCATCATCTAATAATGATCCTTGGTATTATTCATTGTTCGATAATAACGGTAATGCATCTTATTCAGGTTATTCATTCCATTCTATTGTTGATGATTTAACAATGATTCCGGTAACCATAACTACAACTATGGCACCACCAACTACTACAACTACAACAACGGTAAATCCTTGTTCTCCAACACCTACGCCTACATTAACACCAACTCCAACTCCGGTTGTTATTCCAACAGGTTATACTGGTACGTTAAAAGGAACAATTTATGTATTTTCTGGAACTGCTTATACAAGTTACGATGATGTTGTTATAGCAACATTACGTTCAAGAGGTGTTAACGCTGATGGTTCGGGACCTAGTTTTGAAGTAACAGGTTTAACAAGTGTTTCATTAGACACTACTGGTCAATATTCTAACGTTAAAAAGAATCCATTTGCTAAATTTGGTATTAATGTAACAAATGTTGATAATCAAACATTATTCTTCGAATCTTCATTCACCACAAGTGACACTGAGTTCTTATCAAAAGTTTTTGGTACTAGCAACTTCGGTAAAGATCGAAATTCATTCCCTCTTTTTGTTGAGGAAATTTACCCAACATTATTGTCTTATGGTTATTCTCAAGGATTCATTAGAGGTTTGGGTATTACATTAACATCACTACCGGGAGTTAGAGATAATGATAATTCATCTTCAATTGGTTGGTATTTAGAACAATATCAAACACCTAGTTCACCATGGGTTGTTTCTGAACTACGTGGTAATAAAGTTACTAAATTATTCAAGTTTACAACTATATCTGATGGTGACGGTGCAAACACTGAAGTTAAAATTTCAATTGCAAATATTTCATTTAATAATAATACATTCGATATTTTAGTTAGAGATTTCTTCGATACAGATTCTAATCCAGTTGTGATTGAGAAATTTACAAACTGTACGATGGATCCAAATGAAAATGGTTATATCGCAAAAAAAATCGGTACTACTGATGGTGAATATCAATTGAATTCAAAATATATCATGATTGAAGTTAACGAAAATGCACCAACAGATTCATTACCATGTGGATTCGAAGGGTATGTTACAAGACAATACGATGGCGTGAATTCTCCATTCCCATTATTTAAGACTAAATATGATTTCCCTGGTGAGGTTGTTAGTAACCCTCCATTCGGTTTTAGTAATGGAAACGATAATTCGGCGATATCTAATGGTGATAATGTTAGAAGAACTTATTTAGGGTTCTCAGATTCAATTGGTATTGATGCTCAATTATTATCATATAAAGGTAAACAAACACCACTTAATTTAGGTTGTGATTCTACAGGTAACGAATGGGCGGTTAAGACTAAAGGTTTCCATATGGATAAGAATGCTACAGGTATTACAATATCTAATAGTTTTACAACTAGTGGAGAATCAGCATTCTACGTTGGTTCTGCCGAATTTACTTCAGATCCTGAAAATGAATCAAATCCTTATTACAGATTGTTCGCACGTAAATTCACGTTATTAGTATCAGGTGGATTTGACGGTTGGGATATCTATAGAGAACATAGAACAAATGCTGACAAATTTAAGTTAGGTAGAAGTGGGTACTTAAAGGGTGCTGACGCAACTTGTTCACCTAAATACCCTACAGCAACAGGATGGGGAGCATTCAAACAAATTTCAGTTGGTGATAATAATACTGATTGGGCAAATACTGACTATTACGCTTACTTATTGGGTTATAGAACATTTGCCAACCCTGAAGCGGTTAACATTAATGTATTTGTTACACCAGGTATTGATTATGTAAATAACTCTGACTTAGTAGAATCAGTTATTGATATGATTGAAAATGACAGAGCGGATTCAATCTATATAACAACAACACCTGACTATAATATGTTTACACCGAGTGTTGGTAATCAATTCGATTTGATCTACCCACAAGAGGCTGTTGACAATTTAGAAACAACAGGAATCGATTCTAACTATACAGCTACTTATTACCCTTGGGTATTAACTAGAGATAGTGTTAATAACACTCAAATCTATTTACCACCAACGGCTGAAGTAACTAAAAACTTGGCTTTAACTGATAACATTGCATTCCCTTGGTTCGCGGCGGCAGGTTACACAAGAGGTTTGGTTAATTCAATTAAAGCTCGTAAAAAGTTAACTCAAGAAGATAGAGACGTTCTTTATAAAGGTAGAATTAACCCAATTGCTACATTCTCAGATGTTGGTACTGTAATATGGGGTAATAAAACTCTACAAGTTAGAGAATCTGCTTTAGATAGAATCAATGTTAGAAGATTATTGTTACAAGCTCGTAAATTGATTTCTGCGGTATCTGTAAGACTATTATTCGAACAAAATGATGATAGAGTTAGACAAGACTTCTTAAGTGCGGTAAATCCAATCTTAGACGGTATTAGACGTGATAGAGGTCTATATGACTTTAGAGTTGAAGTGTCGTCTGATGTCGCTGACTTAGATAGAAATCAAATGACTGGGAAGATATATATCAAACCCACCAAGTCACTAGAATATATAGATATAACATTCTATATTACTCCAACAGGTGCGTCGTTTGAGAA